ATCTCTTTAGGGCAGAAGAAGTGCCGGAGGATGTTCTTGATATTAGGGAGTTTATCCGGCAACATAATAGGGACTATACAGAAACTAAGAGTAATCTGCGAGCCGATCGGGCCAAGGCCGATGAATTAGTACGCTTGCTTCTGAAAAGAGTTGATGATGGTACTGCTTCTAACCAGGAAACGGAGGCTGTTGTTCAGGCAATCAAGTGTCTTGTGGATTCCAATGGCCATATGGTCAGATTGTTAGATTCGAAGTCAAAGTTCTTGTCAGCCTCGAAGAGTAGTGTGGGTACTCTTATCCAACAGAATTTTGGCTATGGTGGAGCAAGTACAGAGCTGGAGGATATCCTTACCCAGCGAGTGGATGAAGACGAAGTATGATAACAAACCACCAGAGGAAAGCGATTAACCGGTGCCAGGGTTCTGTAGCATTTTTCCTGCGGAATTTTGTGAAGACCAAGCATACCTCTGCCGGCATCGTTCCCTTTAATCCTTTTAAATATCAAACCAAGGCGCTGAAGGCTTTTCGGAAGCACCGTTTCACAATTTTCCGCAAGTGTCGTCAGTGTGCAGTTGAAGGATCGATGGTATGGGGACCATATGGCCCGAAAGCCATTGAGACTATTCAGAAAGATGATTTAGTCTATAGTTTAAATTTAAAGACTGGGTTATTTGAGATTGTTCCAGTTAAGCGAGTATATGATAATGGCGAGCGTGAGGTATGCAATATAGTTTCAAAAACCGGCCATGTTTCTCAATTTACTCTTGACCATGAATTTTTGACTTGGGAACGCGGATGGATTCAAGCGCAAAATCTCAATCTAGGTGACACACTTGTTGAGATATCAGAACCAAGTCGTTTTTCTCCGCCGGTCCATCCAAGTGACCCCATACTTCTTGGTTATTCGGTTTGTGACGGGAGTTTTAGTAAAGGTCTATATTTCTGTAATTCCAACGATTTATATATCAACGAATGGTCTGCCGCATTCGCCGACAAATTTGGTTTCCAACCCAATATGAGAACTCATAAGAGTGGTTTTAAACCAGACTCTTTAAAACACCACAGAATAACTGGATCGGCAAAACGACTTATAAAAGATTGGTTGCGTGATCTCGGCATTTACGGTTTATCTAAAGATGCTAAGCAATTACCCGTTGCGGTTTTTAAATGGAACAATAATGATATCGCGACGCTTATCAGTAGGATGTTTGCCGCAGACGGATGGTATTCTGGTGGTCATTGCAATGAAGCTGGAATAGGACTAGAATCGACATTACTATTAAATCAGATTAAACAGCTTCTAAGTCGATTTGGCATAAGTAGCAAAATTTATCCAGCAAGTAATTCAACCATTCAAAAATTAAGGATTATAGGTGCTAGAGATTTCAATAAATTCGTTTCTCAAATTGGAATATTCGATAAAAATCCGCGTTGCCCAATAACTGAAGGATTTTGTAAAAATAGGCGCAGTGGTGAAATAAAGACAGTTTCCTCATCGCTTGGCGCAAGACGAGTTTATGATATTTGTGTTCCGCCGCACAATAATTATGTTGTAGATGGAGTAGTTGTTCATAATTCAGGAGTATCTAAAATATCAGGAGCATTCGCACTCTGGTTTGCAATGTTCTTTAATCATAAGACGGTCCTTATCGTTTCCCGGCGTGACGAGGACGCAATCACGTTTCTTTCCGAGAACGTGGTGTTTCCTTTTCGGCATCTACCGGCCTGGATGCAAGAATTATGGGATCCTGTCAAGAATAACGAGCACGAGCTCCAATTCCCAAATGGGTCCAAGATTAAGTCCTTGACATCGCATCCGGATGTTTTGCGTTCGAATTCCTCGTCATTGAATATTATTGATGAGGCCGCGTTTATTCGAGATATGAGTGTGATGTGGTCGGCAGGGTACCCATGTGTTAGGGGTGATACGCTAATCTGTACTGATAATGGGCTTATAGAAATCTCAAAATTAGGAGATCCCATTGGTCCGCAATGGCAGGACAAGGATTTTGACGTTGCCACTGATATTGGATATCAAAAATGTACAGCATTTTGTGTGTCCGGTCGACAACAAACGATTAAAATAACCACCTATCTTGGTGTTGAGTTAGAAGGCACTGGGCATCACAAAATACGTGTAATAGACAATAATGGCGATTATGTGTGGAGGGAGTTGTCATCTACACAGCAGGGCGATATTGTTGTTAGCAAACCAGATCAATTTGTGGGTAAAAGGCGCAACCTTGGAGACATAGATCTAACTCCCCAGTTTGCAGAGATTCTTGGACTATATATTGGAGATGGTAGTTTAAATATCAGCAGGCCCAAGCGGTTTAGAATATATTTTGATCCACAAGATATTGATACATGCAATCTAACCATTGAACGTTTCAGTGCATTACCATTGGGCTTAGAAACTAATGCATATTTAGTAAGAGATAAGACAACTGTTAGTTTGCGATTAAATTCTGCAATATTTATTGCATTTATACAGAAGCACAATCTCAACACAAAGACCAGTGCGCACGATGCGGAGATTCCACCCATTATCATGCAATCCGATCGCGAGGTTGTGTGTGCTTTTTTGCGTGGACTATTTGATTCTGATGGGTGGTGTTATGAATCGTCTACAAGTACGAAACTTGGATTCTCTACCGTTTCGAGGAAGTTGGCTTCACAGGTACAAATTCTATTATCATCTATTGGTATAGTATCCAAAAAACGTAAAATTGAAAATCACACAGAGGATAGATTTAGTGATAATCCATATTATAAGGTAGAAATATATGACGATTACAATAAAACTAAATATCGCGAGCAAATAGGATTCACAACCAACCGCAAGCAGCAAAATCTTGATCGTATTACTGGGTGTATAGAGCATTCGAAATTACATCATGATATATTGATAGCAGAGCTTATGGACGAAGTCATAGACAAAATACTTGCTGGTGGTACTTTTAGGGGATGTGCAGATAAACGTAAGTGGAATTTTTATAGAATCCGCAAATCCAGATGGGTTCGGTTGGGGCTAGTTAAAGAATTAGATTCAGAATTTGGTCTGAATTGTAGGCTGGCTGTCTACTTGAGAGATGGTTTACATTTTGATACTGTTGTTAGTGTTGAGGATAGTGAATGTGAGACTTATGATTTGTCCGTACCTTCAAATCATACTTATTTGATTAACTCTGTAGTGGGGCATAACACACTCCAACATGGGGGTTCCGTAATTATTGTATCGACCACCTCTGGCGTGGGGAATTGGTACTGGAGTACTTGGACAGATGCCGAGGCTGGTTTGAATGATTTCTATCCCATCATGATTAACTGGTGGGATATGGACTGGACGATCACCTATAAAGATGCGCTTAGCGGTCGCAAGACGAGTATTTCCCCGACAGCGGGCATTCGGAAGTGTGCTACGGCCGATGAGATCGATAAGTACGGTCCTTTCTGGTCGCCGTGGCTTGAAGAGCAGTATCGGGCCTTGCAAGAGAGGGGTGAGGCATGGAAGTTTAAACAGGAGATCTTAGCAAATTTTGTCGGCTCCGGTAACAGTGTTGTTGACCCGAGAGTTCTGACACATCTTACAACTTGTATCGATGATGAGTTCAAGACGATCAAGGGCGAGCAACCATATGTTCACCCGGTGAAACAGCATCGTCTTTCAATTAATTTCCTTGGTGACACGGGTGATCCCAGACCCGACGAGGGGCTCTGGGTTTGGCGGCCTCCGGCCTATGGAAGTCCGCAACGGGCTATGGGGAATCGGATTGTTGATCCTGGCACATCTGCTCATCGTTATACAATGGGTGTCGATATTGCCACTGGTAAAGGGCGTGATTATTTCGGTGCTGAAATATTCGATGTTGATGAGCAGGAGCAGGTTGCCGAGTTGATGGTTCATACGTTGCCACGCCAGTTTAAGTATATGGTGGATTATCTCGGTCGCTGGTATAACAATGCCCTAATGGTAGTCGAACGTAATAATGGTGGTGATGCATTTATTGATGAGCTTCGCTATGATCTGATGTATCCGAACTTGTGGCGGAAGAAGGATATTAATGATAAGCCGTCTGCTACGGCCAAGCAGCAGAAGATGCAAGTTGCTGCATATGGGTTTATGACTACCTTGGCTTCAAAGCCGAAATTGAATAAGCTTTTAATAGACTATCTTCGTACTGATGAGACTGGGTGGAAGATTTATAGCAGGCGGCTGGTCAAGCAACTTCAAATCTATGTCCGAAAGAGAGATAAGGCTGGAAGAGATACTAATAAGACAGAGGCAGAGGATGGCCCCGGGAACTTTGACGATCTCGTTGTATCTACTGGTTTGGCCTTTATAGGAATTCACGATGCAATTGCTATGGGAAGTTCTGGGCTTATACCCTTTATGCCAACTGCAGAATTGCGCTATGCGGTTCCGCAAGAGCCATCGATCGAAGATAAATTAGGTGATCTGGTCGCCACAGCCGGGAGCGCTGACCCAGCATTCTTAATGCCCATGACGGGTGTTGAGACTGTTTCTCCAGATCTGAGTGCCATGGCTGAACTGCAAAGGTTCACTCAGCAAATTGGGGCGACACCGATTGCACAATCATTACCGAGTGTTTCTGTCAAGAAACACGGGTTTGGCAAACGATGGGGCTCACAACATGTACTATGAATTCTCTCTAATGCCGTATACAGTCACGACGAAGTCAAGAAAGAAGTTGACAGAGCGTGTGGGCTGGGCACATAAAGCTTTGCGCATAAACCAAGCCTGGAAACAGACCAGAGGTAAGGGCATTAAGGTTGCCATCCTCGATACAGGATACGCAAATCATCATCCCGATCTCCAAAAAGCTGTCGTAAAATTCCAAGATTTCACTGGGCAAGGCATCTACGATCATGATGGGCATGGTAGTCACGTTGCAGGGATCGTTGGTGCCAGAGCTAATGATATTGGCGTAGTTGGTATTGCTCCAAAGTGCAAATTATTGATTGCCAAGGTACTCAATAATCAAGGATGGGGCAAGACTGCTTGGATAGCCAACGGTATCAAGTGGGCCGCCAATCAGGGTGCTGATATCATTTCAATGAGTCTTGGCTCTAGTTCAGCCATGAGAGATGTACTACAAGCACTCCGAGCACTTCCTCAGAGTACCTTTGTCGTGGCGGCTGCGGGTAATTCTGGTCCGCGGATGAATACAGTTTGCTATCCGGCCATGCACAAAATGGTAATCTCAGTTGGTGCTATTACTCAAAAAAAGGAAATAGCCTCTTGGTCGTCCCGTGGCAACACAGTCGATGTGGTTGCCCCCGGTGTTAATATCATTAGTTGCTTCCCTCCCAGAGCGCTGGCAACCATGTCCGGCTCGAGTATGTCCTGTCCGATTGTATCGGGAATAATGGCGCTGGCTCTAGCCAAGCACAGGCTGCACGGTGGGGCAACACCAATCAACACCCGGCAAGACATGCTTAATCATCTAATCAAATCATGTGTTGATTTGGGTAAGAAGGGTAAGGATCCACACTATGGTTATGGGCTGATAAATCCCAATAAATTGCTAAATAGCTAGCACAGACATAAGAATCACTCCTGGCTCCTATCGTTTGAAATATCAATAACAATTTACCTGTGGGTAAATAAAATATACTACAAATATGGTCATAGAGTATCGGCATGATTGATTGGGATACTACTCTAAACGAATTCGGCTATAGGTCATTGCCGGATAGCAAACGGCCCAAGGTGGTTTGCATATGTGATAACTGTTCCAAAAAACGTGCCATAACCATACGTGTTAAATCTAAAGTCGTCAATAATCAGATGCAATGGTGCTGTCCATCCTGTGTCAAATTGCGTGAAAGCAATACCATATCGGCTAGGATGACAAAGCAATGGCAGGACCCAGAATACATCTCCAAGAGACAATTATCATCAACAACTCTGTGGCAAGATACTGAATACCAAGATAAGCACAGTAGTGCCGTTAAGCAAGCCATGAAATCTGTTGATATGACAAGTATACTCAAAAAGCGATATGGGGATCCAGCAGAAAGAGAAAAGCATCGTAAGATATCTCTTGAACTTTTCTCAACACCAGAATTTGTTGATAAGCACCTGCAGTCCATGGCATGTCCAGAAGTTCGTGCCAAATGCTCTGCGGGTGCTAAAGCCGCGTGGAAGGACCCAAGTTATAGAGAAAAGATGGCTCAGATCCTTAGTGAAAGCTCTGAGAAGCTTTGGGCCGATCCAGAGTATAGAGAACGGATGTCTAAAATCATAGGTGAGAATTCCAAGAAGCTTTGGGCTGACCCAGAGTATAGAGAACGGATATCTAAAATCTTTAGTGAAAGCTCTAAACGCAGGTGGGCTGATCCAGAATACAGGGAGCAAATATCCAAAATCTTGAGTGAAAGTTTTAAGAAGCTTTGGGCTGATCCAGAATATAGGGAGCGGACATCCAAAATCTTGAGTGAAAACTCCAAACAATCATGGCAAAATCCTGATTATAGAGAACGGATGATTGCTATCTACAATCAACCAGAATACAGAGAACGGATATCTCAAATAATGATTGGATTGTGGACTGACCCAGAATTCAAGGAACGGATGTCCAAAATCTTAAGTGAAAACTCTAAACGCAGGTGGGTCGATCCAGAATACAGAGAGAAAATGGCTATTGTTCGAGCCAATACCCCTAGGACAAGCTCAATCCAATTGCAATTATATAAATACCTTGATGATCTCGATATTGAATACTATAAAGAAGGCACTGAAACAGCTATTGGATATTATGCCTTTGATTGTTTAATACCCAAACAAGGAAAAATGCACAAACATTTACTCATTGAATGTCAGGGTGATTACTGGCACTCTTTGCCCAAATCCATTAGGAATGACAAGTCTAAATTTACATATATCGATCGCTATTTTCCTGAATATGAGATTATATATATTTGGGAGCACGAATTCCACGCCAAGGACCGAGTTCTTGATAGATTAAAGCTTAAATTGGGATTGGACCTTGAATGTGTTGATTTTGATTTTGAGGATGTCATATTAAAAGAAGTGTCTAGCGGGGATGTTAGGGAGTTTCTTGATGCTTACCATTATATTGGCAAGGGGAGGGGTGGTAAATGCTTTGGCGCCTATTGTAGAGACGAATTGATTGGGTGTATTGTTTTTAGTTCTCCATTGCGCCAGAATACTGCCGGGCAGTTTGGCTTGGTTGACGGTGATGTACGGGAATTATCAAGGCTTTGTATTCATCCTTCTTATCACAAGAAGAATTTTGCTAGCTGGTTTATTTCTCGAACTATTAAGCTGATAGACTGTCGATTAGTTATTGCTTATGCCGATCAGACTGTTGGCCATGATGGTACTGTATACAAGGCTAGTAATTTTGAGCTCCATCATACTGTTCCTTCGGACTATTGGTATGTGGATAGTGATGGATTTGTAATGCACAAGAAAACATTATATCAGCGAGCACGATCATTACACATGATTGAATCTGAATTTGCGCGAACTAAAGGGTACGTCAAAAGATATGGTGGTGAGAAACTGTGTTTCACGAGGAAGATAAATGCCTCCTAGTAATTGGTTAGTATTTGATCGCGTCAGGGAATTTACTAGGGCTAATCGTATATTTCAACAGGAAAGAATTCTTCAAGATCAATCAGCTATTGATAGGATCACGACCGGCGGTGAATTCTTAAACTTTAGTTCACAGAGCGCGATCCTCGAACAGACGAATCTCCAGATAAATCGCCTCGAGAGGTACAAAGACTATGAGCAGATGGATCAGACGGGTGAGGTGTCTCTGGCATGTGATCTCTACGCAGATGAGTGTGTTTCGGGTGATACCAGGATTTTACAAGCGAGTGGCGCATGCCCCACAATATCTGAACTCGTTGCAAAGGGACCAGATCACGAATTTTGGGTTAGTGCCTATGATATTAAAAATGATAAATACGTTTTTGCAAAAGCCAAAGCAGCACGAGTTACCAAACGCAATGCTGCTTTTGTTCGGGTGAAATGGGGTGGGGGCCATCATATTGATTGCACTCCAGACCACCCATTCCTTACAAAACAAGGATGGATAAACGCCAAGGACTTGGTTTCGGGGGATTCTTTAGTCCCATCTTCTATGAATTATAGGAAACAAAAGCATGAAATTGCTCCCCCTCACAATCACATAGTGGAGTCAGTAGAGTCACTTGATATTGTTGAAGATGCTTATGACATTACTGTTCCCGAGTATGACTGTTTTGCTGCTGGGACAGATCGATCGTGGGTGATAATTCACAATTGTAGCCTTATTGATCCTGAGCACAAGCATGCTTTGATTATTCGTGCCAATGATAAGAAGATTAAGGAAGAACTTGAGGAGTTCTATTATGAGACGTTGATGACAGACCGAATTATTCGACCGGCCGCTAGATATTTGTGCAAGTTTGGGGATTGTCCCTTTGAGATTGTAACTGATAAGAATCGGAGCGGTGTATCATCTCTTCGATTTATGAATGTCTATAATTTCACTCGCGTAGAGACTAGGTTTGGTGACCTTATTGGGTTTTTCTACCAGGATGATATCTACCCCGAACCTATTTTCTTGCACCCCTGGGCATGTATGCATTTCCGTTTGACTAGTTTTGAGAACATATATCACCCCTATGGCCGGTGTCAGATATTTGGCACCCGTGTTTCTACCCCCCTAGGTTATAAGAATATTGAGGACTTCCAAGCTGATGATATGGTTCATACTTTTGATGGTACTAAATTAGTTGAAACAAAGGTTCTGGCAGCATGCCATTCTGGCAAAAAGAAAATCTTGAAGATTTGGACCAAACACTGTGTGAATGAATGCAGTGAGAATCACCCCGTAATGGTTCGTCAATGGATAAAGCGGGCGTTTAAGTTTGGTGAAAAATGGTATTCTGAATTGGTGTACAAGCGGGCTGATAAACTAAAGATTGGCAATGAGCTGGTAATTCCGCGCCTTCCGATTGGTTCTGAGGAAATAGAATTGTTGGAAGTTGCATCATTTGCTCGTACTAAGAATGTTTTAACGAATGCTTGCGCTAAGTTGACTTCCAACCAGCATATCATAGCATTACCACGATGTGTCAATATCCAATTTGCTGAATTATTTGGGTTCTTGATTGGTGATGGGTGGTTAAAACAATCAAAGGGTTATATCACAGGAATAGAATTTGCGCTTGGAGAACATGAATCCATAAACTCAAAATATGAATTACTATTACAATCATATGGTTTGAGCCCAAGTAGGATTAAGAAGACTGGATCACAAAGCAAACTCAAACATGATGCGTGTTATGTTTATTCTGTCGATTTCGGTCTACTCATGGCAGAAATGGGGTTATGCTCTGGTTTTGATAAGAAGAGGGTACCAGAATGGGTGTATAGAGCTAAGCCAGAAATTCAAGAGGCATTTATTCTGGGACTTGTTGAGTCTGATGGAAGCACCAATATTGATGAGTGGGATTGTGAGCGAATTGGTTTGGAGCTGTCAAATTATGAATTAATTAAAGATACCAAGATGTTGTTGCATCAGATGGGATGGAAATGCGGTAATATTATTAAGCGGCAGAGGGACTCAAATACGACAACCATCCATAATAAAGAGTGTCAACGATCAGATTCTTGGACCATATACTTCTACAAATCAGATCTTTTTGAATCTGCTGGTCGGCATGTGCAAAGGGAGTCTGGTTCGCGTGGTTATAATGCGCGCAAGAAAGAATCTGAGAAATACGGTGAAAATGTGGTTTTTGAGCCTATCGTCGCCATAGAGGATGGCGGTGTTCGGGAGACAGCAGATATTCAGGTTGATTCTGGGTATAATAATTTTGTTGCGGATGGGGTTGTGGTTCATAATTGTCTTGGTGGTGATGTACTGATTGATACGCCAAATGGTCCAATAGCAATTGAAAATATTAAGCCTGATCAAAAAGTGTATTCGTGGGATGGTGCGAAGGCTGTTGAGGCGATAGTCTCTGCGCAGATGTGTACTGGTCACAAAAAACTACTGGAGATTGGAACAAGACATCATCGGTTAAAGTGTACTGCTGAACATCCAGTACTTGTCGATGGGTTTGGTTTCAAACAAGCTAAAGATTTAAAAATTGGTGATAGACTAGTAGTTCCAGAGATAACAGAGTGCGGAAGATTTACTAGTCTGGAACTATCGCAACCATCAAATGCCAACTGTGTGATTCCGGATATTCCACCGTATGCCAACGAATTATTCACTGAATTTTTTGGATTTTTAATTGGTGATGGTTGGGTTACTGAGTCATCTGTAGAGTTTGCGCTTGGCGAATATCCAGAAGTAAATCAGAGGTATATTGCTATACTTGAATCGTATGGTTTGCATTGTTCGATAAGACGTAGTGGTGGCAATGATATTGCTGTTGTCTGTCATAATGTTTTGCTGGCTGGGCTTATGCGGCGACTGGGTTTAATAGGAAAGGCCGATAAGAAGAATATTCCGCAATGGGTGTTCAGCTCGTCGCAATGTCTCAAAGAGGCGTTTTTGCGGGGATACGCTAATGCCGATGGTTGTCAGAGAGCAGATGGCGGCATAGTGATGACTTCGTGTAATAAGAAGCTACTGCAAAGTACGAGGTATCTCGCTACTAGTGCTGGCCATAAGTGTGGTAAAATATCCGGTCCATTTAGCAATAATTCAGAACTATGTGCGTCGGACAAAGAGCTACTCCGATATACCGTCACATATTATCAGTCTGGTCGAAAATCGAATTGCCTTACTGATATTGCTGCTCTTCAAGAGGCTGCGGCGGTCAATACTAGCTATGCCGGTACATTAAGATCACTTGGGTATAAACCACATGGCAGCATGTTTGATTTATTAAAAAATCGTTGTAGCGAATATAATATTGATACGTCTCATTTTAAAGGAATAGCATGGAATAAAGGTGGAAGAGCAACTGCAGTGCTCGATTCACCTATGGTTTCTGATAGCAAGATGCATCATATTACAGAGCAGATCATATCTATAAGCGAGATCGATGGTTTATCCGATGTTTATGACATACAAATAGATGGTCACCACAACTTTCTTGCTGATGGAGTGGTAGTTCATAACTCAGTACTTGATGGCGGACGCAAGGCCTTTAAACAATTGCGCTTAATGGAAGATGCGGCTCTGATCTACAGGATCTGTCTGCGGGGTGATCAGTTAATATGGACTGTAGATGGTCATAAGCCCATTATTGATATTAAGATTGGTGATGTGGTTTACTGCCTAGAGGATGGCAAACCCAAGCTAACAAAAGTGATAAATTGGATGTGTAATGGAAAGGATACAATATATCATATTAAATCCCAGCATCGAGAAATTTATGCGAACGCCACTCATCCCATTCTAGTGGAGAGATCATTTGGAAATAAACAAAAAATCGATCGACCAGCTAGGTTAGAATATGTCGATGTTAAAGATCTTATCATTAAGAGGAATGGTTGCGCAGCTCATCACAGATTTTTATTGCCCCAGATTGAGCACACTCAGTATGTACGACTAAGGCTTCCGAAAGTCCCAGTCTATGCTAGGTTGAAGGCTTCGGCTTTAGTGCCAGTAGGCAAAACAAGTATCAGTCAGAAAGTTGGGCTGCGCCGAAAAGCTGTTGAGCGGTTCTTTGCTGGAGATAGTTGGCAACCGGCTAAAACTGCTGAACTACTCTGTGAGACAGTTGAAGAAGAAACTGAGCTAGAATATCGACAGGGCTGGGTATTCAATGCATCGCACAGCATTTGTGAGGAATTCAATCTTCCTGAATATATCAATGAGGATTTTGCCAGACTATTTGGGTTTATGATCGGTGATGGGTATGCAAGTAAGAGGAAATCGAATAATAGTCGAGGTGATAGTCATTGGGTGCGAGAGGTTGGAATTGCACTTGGTGATAATGATGATGTCAACAGGCAATATATTGCTAAATTTTCGGCATATTTTGGTGGTAGTTGCAGCGGTGATGATCGTTCTCGTGGCAGTGGGAAATTTTATAGGAATTCTCGCCATCTCTATGATCTTGTAATATCGAATGGTTTTATTCCTGGTGCTGAAAACAAGCGGATTCCAAACTGGGTATATTTATCATTGCGTTCGGTCCAAGAAGCTTTTATCCAAGGCTATATTGATGCAGATATCGGTGCTTGGAAGCTGAAGAATGATAATTCTAGGACAGAATCGTGTGAGATTGAATGCTGTAATGAAATGCTTACTCACGATTTTAAAGAATTATTTAGTCGGCTGGGTTGGCAGTCTGGGCTTGTGAGGAAGCGGGAACGGGAAAATGGGCATGAAATTGAGCCGGGCAGAGTCATACCGCCGACTACTGGTTGGTGTCTCTACTTTACAAGGGTACAAAAACATGACATGAACTATACTGTTTGTGCTGGTAGACGATGTTCAGACAGCTCTGAAGCCATACTTAGTGTCGAAGAGGCTGGTGAAGATTTAGTCTATGATATTACAGTAGAAAATGAGGTTCACAATTTTATTGCTAATGCCCTCCCAGTGGGGAATACCAGGGCCCCCGAGAAGAGGAAGTACAAGATTCCAGTTGGCCTTATCCCACCAAAGGAGGTCCCGGAATACATGCAGGCGATTGCAAGAATGTTCAAACGGCAACGGTTTTATAATCCTACGACTGGAACATTCGACGAGCGCTACTCACCCATGGTACAAGAAGACGATTTCTTCTTGCCACAGAGGCCCGATGGCAGTGGACCAGATATTGACGTGCTACCTGGGGCTGAAAATCTTGATCAAATTGCCGATATTGAATATTTCAAGAAGAAAATGATTGCTCCGATGAAGATCCCATTCGCTCGGGTTGGGATTGGTGAAGGGGCTGGTGAGCCTAATGAGAAATCTCTGAGCCAATCACATTCTGAGTTCGCCAAGGCTGTAAAATGGATACAGTCAGAACTGGCGCTTGGGTTTACAAAGGCCGGCATAGTCCACTTGGCATTACGTGGTTATCCAGTTGACGCTCTAAAGGGTTTCGAATTGCATTTGGCAGCAAGCTCAGCTATCGAAGATCTCTACCGAATGGAGACATGGCAGACTAGGACCGCCGTGATGGCTGAGCTGAAGGATATTGGATGGTTCCCCAAGGAATGGATTGTTACCAGGTTCACTGATTTGTCTCCCGATGAGATTCAGGAACTTGAAGAGATGGAGGACAAGGAAACTGGGGGTGGTATGGGTGGTATGGGTGGTATGGGTGGTTTACCAGATGAGGGCGATGAGGATATGCCCGATATAGGTGGACCCGATGAGGATCTTCCGGAGGGTGAAGGCGATGAGGAGGAAGAGCCATTCCCCGAGGAGATGGAGAGTCTCCGGGAGATTGGGGGCCGGGGTTTGCTGCTCGAAATGGACCATGATGCGAAGAAAGCTAAATCCCTCGCTTACATTAAAAAGCTACACGCTCAAAAGAATGCTATGGGCACTCCTTGTTTTACTCATATTCTTGAGCAGAAGGAGCTTGATGGTTTAGCCAGGGGAGTTCAGCCAGAGAGTACGGGGGATGGGAGTGTTCTCACTGAATCTTGGCGGTGGGAGCCTGAGGAAGAAGATGGTATGATTGTGGAATGGTCGGTGCCGCGTGTGATAAGGGAGGAGGCCATTTCTGAGGTAGCCACTATTCTGAGGGGGGCTGCTGTGCGAATAGTTGGCAATGATGAAGTTACTGATGCTGATTTGCCTGCCCATTAGTAGCAATTATCCCCGTAGTCAAACATTAATATAGAGCTTATGAGCGAGATTACTCAATAGGAGTTCACGATGCCTACAACTGTCGAACCCGTTGTGATGGATAGCCGGAAGTTTCTGGGTACTATCAATAATTCTGCTCAGAGCCGAGTGGCGCTTTTTGAATCGCTCGTGAAGAAGTTGGGTGAGAAAACTGGTGCTCAGTGGCAACTTGCGGCACTGTTCGCCGATACGCTGTTTATCGAGGACACCAATGGTGGCTACTACGCTGCCGGCCACAAGAAGCTTAAGGGTGGCAAAGTTCAGATCACCAATATTCGCCCAGTCAAACTGATCGAATCGCAGAAGCAAATGCTTTTCGCACAGAACTGTGCGACCCTGGTCGAAGCGATCGAAAAGAATGATCAACGGGCGATGCGAACTGCCTATAATAATTTGGCTGCCCAACGATTTTCGCCACGAACAATACCAGAATCGGGGCTTATTAAGACTCGGGATGGCATTATACGCCGGTTGAGAGTCGATACCAATGCATTATTGACCGCAGAGGACAGGGATAAGATTGTTGGTGCACTTGTTGAGAGCGTAAACGATACCATCGTCCTCGAAAATGGTCGGGTTATCAATGCTACCTTCGGAGGAGAAGCGAGCAAGCGCATCCCAGTCTCCGAGTGGGCCTGCCGCAGAGTTGTTGGTCGGCATATGCGTGAGGCTGCCATAAATGCCTTTCGCTCACCCGGATTCCAAAACCGGGTCTACAAGGTTGCCAAGCTCATCAATGCGGACAATATCAAAGAAGCGGTCGCAAGTATCAAGGATTTCTTGGCTGAACAACAGGAATTCTGTTTGCTTACTAGGAAGGATACACAGACCCTGGTCGAGAATACGCTTGCCACGAAAGCCGTAATGAACCAACAATTGTGCACTGATACGGCCACATTGATTTATCGGACTAACCTGCGTGTGAATCGCGATACAATTGTCCGAGAGTGGCGAGCTACTGCTCAGAAGGCACAACATCCGACTTTACTCGAGAATGTGATGATCCTCGAGCAATCTAAGAACTTCGAGGGTGCCTATAATACATTCCTGGAAATGGCCTTCAACGAAGCTCTATCGCCGCGGGATGAAGAGGTCGCAGCTTACCGGTTGGCCCTTGATATGCTCAAGACCAGTCCGAAGATTCAAGAGGATCAGGATCTACAGATGAAGGTCAATGAGCTTATCCATAAGTTAGCTGATCCTGAAGTTGACGATGCAACGGTTCATTTGGTGCGCGAAACGCTGGCGGCGGCCAAGCAGGAGGCAGATTCTCTGGGAAGGCTCAGTGATTTTGACGAGATTCCTGGAGATGAGCCCGGCGGCGGCGAGCCAGAAGAGCTGGGGGATGAGTTGGGCGACGATCTTGGCGATGCTGCCGATGTTGGTGCCAGCGGGAGTGGCCATACCATTAACATTAATGCCCCGCTCATCTCCATTGGTGGCGAGCCTGCCGAGTTAGGTGGCGGGGAAGATCTTGGCGACTTCAGCGATGAAGAGGACTTCGGCGATGAAGATGATTTGGGTGATGAAGAGGATTTGGGCGATGAAGATGGCCTCGGGGGCATAGGAGAGCTGGGTGATGAGGATGAAGACCTAGAGGGTAGGGGGCGTGATGACGAAGTCAATCTTCGTTTTGACTCCAAGCAGAAGAGGGGAAAGTCTTCGGTTTCCGAAGCCGTTAACAAGGCCCTTGGTAAGACCCGGACCGAGGCCAAGTGGAAAGAAGGTGAAGAGCCTTGGAAGAAGGGGAAGAAGAAGGACGATGATGGTGAAGAGACTGAGGTCGAGTGTAATGAAGGCGAATATGGCCCACCTAATATCAGCAAAAAGAGTAAGGGAGTGACAATCCAAACCATCGAGCGGAAACCCGACGTGGCAGATAATATCATCAGTGTAAAACGCAACGGAATTGAGATCTTCAAAGGG